GCTAATACTAAAAGGTCACGAGGTTCTAGGTCATGACGGCCAGCTACACCTAGAATACGCGATGCTACAGCCGCGGCAGCATTAGTTAGCTTAGTGTCGAGTGTACGTAGACCGTCGATACCACTAGTTAGCTTAGTCACTGATGACTCAATACCATCAGTTGGTAGACCTGCACAGTCGAGGTCATTGCGGACTTGCTCTGCTACACGAGCTATCATTAGTTCATCTGCATTGATTACTGATGACACATCGCCTGCTGCTTCGGCCTCGAGGTACTCTTCACGCCACTTGTATAGAGTAGAGTACTTAACATTCATCTCTTTAGCTAAGTCATGCAGGCGTGTATGCGGGTCTGTAGTTATACGCGCAATAAACTTTAGTTTTGTTTCTTGGTCGGCCATAACACTTCCTCAGCATAGTTCTTCAAAGCAGCCATAACAATGTGACTGAACGTTACACCGGTACTATCGCAGTACTTTTTAATACGAGCGATTAGCTTACCTGCTTCTGTATCACTAGGCGAGATACTAAACGATTGAATTCTACTCATCATTTAACTCCAATAGCTAATAATGGTGATGATAACAATTTTTCATGCTCTAGGTGTAGTTTTTGTGCTGCTTTATTAGCTTCTTCGACAGTCGGAAACTTACCATAGTGTTCATTAGTATCATAGTAGTGTTCAATGGCGTCTTTATCACTCATAATATAGCATTTGGGATGTACTGTAGGAATTAGCACCTGATCGCCATTGTCATCCTGGAAACTCATAGTTCTAACAGTGCTGATAGAGCCATCACTATTCTTAACAACACCAGCAGGCACTGCTAAGTTCTTTGTTGCCGGAACAGCTTTGTTGCCGTAATTTAATAATGCTTCCATAGTTAGCTCCTTTGTCGGTATTCGAATGTAATACCAATAGTTCAAAAATCCAAATTTATTATAGCATAAAGCCATTTACAAAGTACACAGACCACTATATAATAATTATAGCTACCGCCGGTAGGCTTATATTATAGGAGTTATTATGAGCACTTACGAGGATCAATTTCCTGGTGAAGCTCTGGATACTTCGACTAACACAGAAACTAGTCAAGTAGCAGAGTCTTCGCAACCTACGAAAGAGGAATCATTCGAAGATAAAGTTACAAGCATTGTATCACAAATGGTACAAGGCGATGACGGTATCTGGAAGCTTCCGGAGAATGTAGAAGCTGACGAAGCAGTATTATATGCTGCTAGAGCAGAGAAACGCCGTCGTGATACTGAGTCCAAGCTCGGTAAAACAACACATGCGTTGAAAGCATTAGAAGCTGAAAAAGCCGAACTTCAAAGCAAGTTACAGCAGTACATGGCCGACAACTTAACGTCTAGTCAACGTGCGAGTCTGGAAGAACTGAAATATTCAGATCCAGAAAAGTGGCGTGAAGAAGTCAATAAGCTTGAACGTGCTGCAGTAGCTAAAGCGCAAGAAGAGCTCGGTACCATCAGCACAACCGCTTCCCAACAGGCTGAACTTGAACGACGTGCTCAGGTGCTAGCTGCGCATAATGAAGCAAATAAAGAATTTGCTATCACTGATGCGACATTAGCTGACCTACCTCCTCGAATTATCCGACGTCTTGAGAAAGGCGAAGCGACTTTCGAAGAGTTTTTAGTAGAGGCTTCAAATTACTTGCGTGCAGGTAAGGTTGTGGGAAGTCCTGCTACTGTAGAGCCGCAGCCAAATCTTGGCAATGCGGGAGGTGGTGCTAAGCCAGCGGACTATGCAGTCCAAGCTGATTTGGTTACCTCCTACGAAAATGAAATATATTAACTTAGGAGAGTACAATGGCAACTAACGTTGTTCCAATGTCTTCAGACCTGAAACGCAAAGCGTGGATGCGAGAAGGCTTAATTCAGGCTGCTAGCAAGTCATTTTGGTCACCATATACTGGTACATCACGTAAGGCAGTGGTTTATCAGAAGAACAATAGTTCTGCAGCAGAAGGTCATACAGTAGTATTCGATTTTGATGGTAACTTATCAGGTCGTGCTATTAAAGGCAAAGATACTGCATACGGTAAAGGTGAACAAAAACGTAAATTCAGCGACAAGATTACTGTTGATCGTTACCGTTTGGTAGTAGATAATGGTGATAAATTCGATGCTGTTGACGTTGGTAACTTATCAACTGCTGAGCATGCTGATTCGCGTACTAAATTATCTGACTTGTTTATCCGCTGGAAAGACCAAATGCTATTTGACGTAGCTCAAGGCTTTTCAGATAACGGCCAAGGCACATTAACTCACTCAATCCAGATTAACGCAAGCTCAACTAAGATTGGTTATGACAACCTAGTTGCAATTGAGCAAAATTTGCGTACTGGTACTGGCTTTAAGACTGGTGCTTTCGGTTCTACTACTAATGCAACACAACGCGCTCCATTGAGCCCATATCGCTTATCTAACGGTCGTTCTGTTTGGTTAGTTGTTGTAGGTCCTTACACAGCTGCTAACATGAAAGGCAATACAACTGATGCGGGTGTTATGCGTGTAATGCGTGATGCAGACGTGCGTGGTCCTAACAACCAAGCTATTCGTGGTGTGCTCGGTCAAATTGGCCAGTTAGTTTTCGTTGAAGCTGAAGCATTCTTCGGATTCAGTGCTGGTAAAGCATTCAGCGACACTGAAGTTGAAATCGCTGGTTTACGTCAGTATGATGGTACTAAATGGTCTGGTGAAACTGGCTATAACGGTGCACAATACGAGCGTTGCTTGATTTTAGGCGAAGGCGCATTGATGATGCCAATGGGTAAGATGCCAGACTATAAGTTCCAAGAGTCTACTGACTTTGGTATCAAGTCTGAATCTGCTGTTGAATTCTGGACAAATGCTGCGCGCGTTAAAATGACTGCAGAACAAGATGACTACAAACAAGCTAAAGTAGCTGGTTTGGATTTTGGTGTAGTCGCACTTGATGTTAAAGTTGCTTAAGGAGATAACTGATGGCTGCTGTTGATCGTAAGCGTGAAGGTAAATATAACCAAAAACGCGGTGTCAGTGTTCTGACAATTCCATTCGTAGAAAGCCAAGTTATCGGTGATGGTAGTGTTTTCGCAACACTACCCGCTAATAGCGTGGTAATTTTTGCCAACCTAACTGTTACTACTCCGTCTGGTACGTCTAAAGCCACAATCCAGCCGGTTATTAACGGTTCAAACTATGGTTCTGCTTTAGATGTAACAGCTGCAGGTTCAGCCAACGTCAATACACCAGTATATTTAGTTACTGGCGGTGATGTTGTTGTTGTACCTGGTGCTACTGCTCCAGCAGACGGTGCATTAGTTGGTACCTTACAAGTTATCTATATCGAAAACGATAAAGTAACTGGTGAATACACTAACTAATAATAAGCGGCAGAGCAATCTGCCGTTTTACCTTAACTATTAGGTGTATAGTTAAGGTAAAACGAGGTGAATATGAGTAGAACTGCAGACATCATAACTCGAGCACGAGATGCCTTATCAGACCCACGAAAAGAGCGGTATTCTGATGAACGTTTGTACCGTTTAATTGATGAAGCACAGACAACTATCGCTCGCTTTGCACGTACTTTGCGTAAAGAAATATTCCTTCCTGTATACCCAGGTATTGCAGACTATGTAATGCCAGATGATTGCTATTTAGTTACACGTGTGTCATATGAGCAACGCGCATTAGAACTAAAGAGCCATGAAGAGATGGATAAGATAAATGCTTCTTGGGAAGAGGAAACAGATACAGAGCCTAAGTATGTACTGTTTGATAAGCATACTCCTGGTAAGTTTAAGATTTATCCAAAAGTAGACTATACACCAGCAGATTATGGATTAGTTCCCACCATTGATGTACCGCAATTTGGTACTTTATACGGACAAAATGTTGGTCTAAGCTTGATTTTATCTACCTTCGTAAATGGTGAGCTAGTTCAGGCTAGCTCAGTAGAAAATACAGGGATGCTGCAGACTATCACTGATAATGGCTATTTGCATGTTAGGTATATTTACCGTCCAAGTAAAGTATCTGCTACAGTAGAGCCTGAAATACCTGAGATGTTTGACAAAGCTATCAAGCATTATGTTGTTGGTGCAGCATTACGCGATGATAGAGAAACTCAAAATCGTGCAATGGGTAATGAAGAGATGCAGCTATTCTCAGAAGAGTTACAACTTGCTAAACGTTTTGATACTGTTGATAATACAGCTATCAATACACAGTATTTGACTAAATACTCTACAGGATTTATGCTATGACTACAGTCAATGTTACACACGTTAAAGGGTGTGCTGAAGACCTAGAGTTAGGTGAAGGTACGGTACAGCAGATACGTAATGGCCGCATAGTTTCGCTAACAAAGCTAGGTGCTTCATCAATACCATGGAGCCAAGACCCTGCTACAGGTATGCTTATATCTATTAGAGAGTATCTTGAGAATATAGAAGCTGAGCTACTTGCAGATGTTGCTGAAGCTAAGCACTGGGCAGATCAAGCAGCTATTGTAATCAATGGTGTTATTGATGATAATAGCAATAGTATAGATAGAACATGGTCAAGTAGTAAGCTTTCTGCTGCATTAGATGCTCTTACTGATGAAGATAGTAAACTTTCTATTGCCTTAAATACTCTTATAGGTGAGAGTGGCACACTTTCGGCAGCCTTAAACGCTCTCACCTATAAGAGTAACGCTCTTTCTGCTATTTTAGCTGGTCTTATTGATGATAATAGTGCTAGCTCTGATAAAACATGGTCAAGCGGTAAGCTTTCTGCTGCCTTAGCAGCTAAGGCAGATAAAGATGTTATCTTCTCTGCCAATAGTCAAACAGTAACTGAAAGCTTTACTATTCAGACAGGCCAAAATGCTCTGAGTATAGGCCCTACTCTTAATTTTGTACCCTCTGCAGTAGTTACTGTAGAGACTGGTGCGTCGTGGACTGTAATTTAAGGAGATTATAATGTCAGTACAGATCGATGGTGATAAAGGTATTAATAAGGTTCAAGACGGTTGCATAACTAGCGGTAGTTTTGCAGATTCTGTAAACCTCCCTGGTAAACCAACGGCAGTAACAGCCCCACCTGGTACAAAAACGGTACAGCTAGCTACTACTGAATTTGTTGTAGGTGAGAAAGGCGGCAGAAGAAACTATCTAATCAATGGCAACTTTGATAAATGGGATTATGCTACAAGTCAGACCACATCAGCATACGGGTCTGATAATAGATGGTGGAACGGCAATGTTGGTTCAACTAAAACACATTCACAAGTAGCTTGTGGTGATACAGAACGAGCATTGTTCAACGCGATGTATTTTAGCAGAACGGTAGTAGCTAGCGTAGCGGGCGCAGGTAACTTGGTTAATAAGTGGCAGGCTATTGAAAATGTAAATCTATTAGCAGGTAAAACTGTTACTTTGTCGTTTTGGGCTAGAGCAGATGCTGCTAGGAATATTGCTGTTGAGTTTGTTCAGTGTTTTGGGACTGGTGGAAATCCAAGTCCATATAATACTTGTATTGGTTCTCAACTTGTTGCATTAACAACAACTTGGCAGAAGAAAACAATTACTGTAACCCTACCATCTATTGTCGGCAAAACATTAGGTAGCGACGGGGTGCAAACAACTTTTACTGCTGTAAACTTTTTGTTTGATGCTGGTAGTAACTCTGCAATTCGTTCTGCTAATTTAGGACAACAATCTGGTACATTTGATATTGCTCAAGTAAAACTTGAGGACGGCTTAGTTGCCACCAACGGTTGGCATCCTTACGATGGTGAATTTGGTAGCGAGATTCAGGCATGTGGTAGATATTATGAAATAGTTGATACGTCTTTTATTACCAGTTATGCAGTTAGTGGTAATAACCTTGGAGGCAAAGTTCAATTTGCGTATAAAAAGAGAACTACACCAACATTAACCTTTGTGGCTGATGCTGTGTTACACACTAGTGTAAATACTGGTATTACCTATGTCATATCTACTAGTGTCGATGAATTTGTTGAATACAGAACTATGCAAGCCTCATCGGGAGCTATGCAATTCTCATCAAGATATACCGCTTCATCAGAGTTCTAAAGAGGATTAGATAATGGAAAATAGAATTGGAATTACATCAGTTAAAATCCAACCTAATGGTTGGTTACTAAATGGTAATATGTTTGTACCTGATGCGCCAGGTAATAGTGAAAGAGAAGCTATCCTAGCTTGGATTGCATCTGGTAATACCCCGCTTCCGCTAGACGCACCTACCCAGGATCAGCTTGCTAAACAAGCTAAGGCTGCGGTCTACGGCTTGCTTGACCAAACAGCACAGCAATACGATTATCGTGACTTCGCTGAAGTCGCGCAGTTTGTAAATAGTAACGTATGGAAAGCAGAGGCTGATGGGTTGCTAGCATGGCAAGATGTGGTTTGGGTTAAAGCTTACGAGCTACTAAAAGCACCTATTACAAGCGTTGATGATTTCGTTGTGCAGTTACCTAAGTATATTCCATCTAGTGGGTCTTAAAACGCAATAACCTGTTAGGAGGACGCAGTGGATCAGGTTGAAGTTGATTTAAAATTATTAAGCTCTGACATGTTGAGGCTCACGAAGCAAGTGGAAAAACTTGTTGAAGAGATGAGGGCTAGTAATGAGAGTTTTCATCTTAGCGAGCTAAGACAGGAAAAGGTATTAAACAGGCTCGATAGGATGATGGAAGAGATCGAGCGTGCCCACTCCCGTATAGACTCACTGGATACTAAATCCAGTGACTTTTCGACCTTCAAGACTAAAGTTATTACATATGGAACGGTAGGCTCTGTTGTTTTAGCTTTTATATCTCAATTCATTGTAAAACACTTCGGATAAAAGGATACCCCCCATGAAAATAGATCATCGTTATTTATGGTTACTTGTAGTACCAGCCGTGGCGCTAGGTTTAATTAACCTAGATTTACTAATTGAATACATCAGCGTTTTATCCATCGTGCTCCTGATCGCTGGATTTACGCATATCATTAGAAAAATACTAATGCCTTACGTTGATATGGGCGGATTGATTAATGAAGGTGCGGACAAGGGTTCGGTGTTCTTAGGCATGTCGATTATGATTAGTGCTTTTGCGCTTGTTTTGGCAGTACTGATCCATGTCGGTCATTGACTTAGCATTGCCATTATTACCTGTTCTTAAACAAGAGCAGGTAGCATATTGGCACGACCATCCTAATCCTACACTATTAGCTGGGCAAGTAGAACAGGAAAGTGGATGGAAGGTAAACGCTACTCTAAAGACAGACAGAGAGTTCGGCGCAGGACTTGCCCAGTTTACTAAAACAGCGACATTTGATGCTATCGAAGAGCTTAAAAAGAATCACCCAAATGTGTTTGGTGATTGGTCTTTTGTAAACCCGTACACTCCTCGTTATCAGTTGCGCGGTTTAGTCGTTTATATGCACGACTTGAGTAGCGAGATTAGAGGTGCAGCAACACCGAATGATACCTATCAAATGGCACTATCAGCTTATAACGGTGGAATAGGTGGACTAAGAAAGGAACGCCTAAAGTGTAGCATGGTACCAAACTGTAACCCTAACGTGTGGTATGGTAATGTTGAGCTAACTAGTGTTAAAAGTCATAAAGCCTTTAAGGGCTACGGCCAAAGTCCGTATGACATTAATAGGGGCTATATCAAGCTAGTATATGAACGTGCAAAGAAATATGAAGGGCTATACTGATGTGGATTTATGCCTCACTTGCAGCAATGATTATAGGTTTCCTTGCTGGATGGCAAATAAATGGCTTTAGACTTAATGCTGAAATTGCGCAGCTCCATGCTGCCTGGAATGAAGCATATGCCAATCAAGCTAACATTACTATAGCTAAGGAACATGAGCTAGATAAGCTAAATACACAGATAGAGGTTACTAATGCAGTTAAAGAAAAAGCAATTAGTGATGCACACGATAAAAATATCAGGCTTGCTGCTGATATTGAGCGGTTGCAGCACACAACCAGTGCCCGTAGTAGCTCCTTGCCCAAAACCAGTACTTCCTGCAAGTGTACAGGCGTCACCACCCAAAGCGGACTTTCAGACGAGAGTATCAACCTTCTTGTCAACCTTGCGAGAGAAGCTGACGAAGCAGCAAGATATGCCAACACCTGCCACGAATGGGCAGTTGGTATCACCAAAGAATTAGATTAACGTTATAAGTATAAAGGAGTTCTATTATGGCAACTAATGTCTTCCTACCTGGTCTTATCGCAGACCCTCCTAGTCCACCAAGCAATGTTAATATACCTGGTCTTTTTACAAGTCCTGTTAACCAGCCTCAAAATAACACTTGGGCGCCTATTGGACTAGCTGAACAAGCATTACGTAATGCTCAGAATATCGTAAATACACAGCCTGTTAGTCAACCTGTTAGTCAACCGAATAATGATTGGATGACAGACTTTCTTGCAAATCAATTTGCCCATAACTCAAATGGTATTGGTGCTACTCCTAATAGTGCACTCAACCAATCTGCATATAACCCTAATGTTACAGGTATTGGAGTTAGTACAAATAATGTAGCCTCTCCGTCTACATATAACTCTAATATTACAGGTATTGGTGTTAATCAGAACAGTGCACCCAACCAATATATGATGTGGGGAGGTATGCCTTATACACTGGCAGGCCTACCACTTGCTAACAGTAATACGTCTACTAATGGTAATGCACCTACAAACTTATTCAAGCCTAGCTGTAACCAACCAGGGTACGCTAGTTCTGCGCCTGCGTCTCCTACGTCATTAGATAACAATTTGCTATCTATGGGTTTACAACGCGGCGCGGCGGTACAGTAACTATGCAGCTATCTAACTTTTCTGGTGGGCTACTCACCCGAGTAGCTCCATCTCTTATCTCTAGCGAGTTCGCTGTTGAACACATGAATGCTAACTTAAGTAGAGGTCCGCTACAACCAGTTGGCCTACCTGGTGTATTAGGCGAAGATATAGGCTCTTATGCTGCTTGGTACAATAATGCGTGGAAGCAGTGGTCTGTACCTACTAGTTGGGTAGAATACCGCCAAAACTTATACTTCGTTAATGCTGATGGTGCGAAGAAGTTGCTAAAAACAGGTGAAGAGTACTCATTAGGTATTACTAAGCCATCTGTAACACCTTCTGTTACTGTAAATGGCGCAGGTCCATTAACAGGTACTTTTACGTATGTATATACATACTATAATACTAAAGATGGTACAGAGTCAAATCCATGCATGCCTAGTAATGAAGTAGTCGCTAACAGTAATGCTATAGCTATACCACTAGTTGCATCTACTAATAACCAGGTTGATACCATACGTATATATCGTACTGGTGGTAATCAACTACACTATACTTTAGTAGCTGAAACTGTAAATAGTACTACTACATTTACTGATAATGTAGCTGATGCTTCATTAGATGGTACTTTATTACTTGCGCTGGATTATAGTGTACCTCCAACCGGTTTACAATATCTAGTTGAATTTGCAGGAACCTTCTTTGGTGCTGTAGCTAATAAGTTGTACTTTACAGAGCCATTAGGTAATCCAAACTATTGGCCAGAAACCAACTATATTAGACTACCATTAGATATTACTGGTATAGCTGTAACAGCTAATGGTATTGTAGTGTTCACTGAGTACACTAGTTATATCATTACTGGTACAGACTCTACTACATTTGTGCTATTACTCTTAGCTACTGACCAGGGCTGCACTAGCCACTACAGTATAGCTAGGTATAGGTCTGGCATACTATTCACTAGTACTGATGGTATCTGTTATACAGAAGGAAGTTCAGTAGAGTTGTTATCATACACTAATTTAGGTAAGTTAAACTTAGTGCCTACACATGCTGTTGTATACGATAAAACCTATTATGCTCTAACCCCAACAGGGCTAATTAGGTGGGAGAGCTTCACTAATGCTTATGGGTATTTAGACCTAGGTATTGACGCACTGTACTTAGCTAAAGATACCCTGTACTGCCGTAAAAATGGCAAAATTGCAGCTATGTTTGATGGTTCAGCAGCTACATTTAGCTATAGGTCTGCGATGTTAACAGAAGGCTCATACTCTAACTTGAAGACTTATAATACAGTGTATATAAGAGCTGATGGGGAATTTACTATTGAGATTACTATTGACCCCCAAGGTGTAGTGTATACAGGTACTTTTACCGGTAATACTACTCATGAGATATCAATTCCTCAGTCGGACATGCAAGGCTATGCAATACAGTTTGCTTTAACAGGCACTGCTGTTGTTTATGAAATTGAGTATAAAGTGGTGGGTAGAGAAAATGGTGTCTAAAACATTTATCCAGATACCTAGTAATGTAGATAATCCGGCAACGTTACGACGGTTTTTAGCTGAGCTAATCCTTAGGTTAGATATAGCTTTTGGGAATAGGGCACAGAGTCCTTTTGCATCTACTAGTAATCTAGAGGATGTGCATACTACACTAGGTACTGTTAATGCTACACTAGACGACACAGCCACTACGCTAGGTATTTTACGAGCACAGCTAGGTGCTATTAATGAAGAAGTACATAATCTACAAACACAAATAGGTAATACTACTGTTACGCTAAATGCTGTTACCGGAGAAATCACTACTCTGCAAACCCAACTGGGTGTTGTTAATGGAGAAATTGCTACTCTGCAAACCCAACTGGGTGTTGTTAATGGAGAAATTGCTACTCTGCAAACCCAGCTAGTTACGTACTCTGAAGGCTTTAACCAGTCAGCGCAAGATGACTTAGACTTTCCTGCTGCACCTACTATTGATTCATCGTACAATAAAGCACAGATCCAGCAATTAGCTAATAACGTGACAGTATTGGCAAACAAAATTGATAGTTTATTAGTAGTCTTGCGTAACGCGAAAATCATTTCCGTTTAACTTTATTTTGTGGTATAATAAAATAAAAGGGTTCGCTATGAATAAAGAGTTAATAGACATTACCAAATTGCCACAAGTTGAGTGTCCAGTTGAACACATATTTGGCGGTGGTGTATATACACGGCACACCTCTATGCCTGCTGGTACTTTTGCAATTGGTAAACGACATAAGCATGAAGTAACTAATATTTTACTTAAAGGTAAAATTTCTGTGCTTATGGATGATAGCCCAGAAGTAGTAGAAATATCTGCTCCTGCTATATTTATATCAAAAGCAGGAGTGCGAAAAGCAGCGTACTTCCATGAAGACACTGTATGGCTTAATTTGCACCCAACAGAGCTTACTGATGTTGAGCAAATCGAGCAGGATGTAATTATACCAGACGATGTGCCGTTGATTAGCATTGAACTAGCACAAAGATTAGGAGAATTAGTATGTCATGGGTAGCAACAGCGGTAGTTGGTGGCTCTATTATCGGCGGCATGATGTCAAACAATGCTGCAGGTACAGCAGCTGATGCACAAAGAGATGCGACTGATACGCAAGCCGAACTAGCACGAGAGCAATTCGATAAACAGAACCAGCTAGCTGCTCAAGCCGCGGAAGAAACTCGTGCAGCGCTAACACCATTCTTGGACCAACTAGCTAGATCAGCAGATGCTAGTAGACAAGCCGCTCTATCTGGTGCAGGTGCTGCAGGTGCTGCAGGCCTACAAGGTATTGACACAGCTACTGCTTACTCAGATGCATTGTTATTTCAGATGCAGGGTGAGTTTTCTCGGTGGAATCAAATCTATGGGCCACTACAAGAGAACCTTTCTCACTTTTATCAGCAATTATCCCCAGAATCGCTTATTGCTACAGGGCTAGAATCTTCACAGCAAGCTTTCCAGTCATCCCTAAAAACTCTTCAGCGGAGCTTTGCACAGCGTGGATTAGATACTGGTGCAGAGTCTTTATTAGCTCAGCAAGCTACACTATCTAATGCAACAGAGCGAGCTAAATTACGGTATGAAGCACCATTTAAGGTAGCAGATGCTCAGCAATCATTCTTAGCCAACACAAGTAGTATTCAAAACCCTTACACACAAGCAATGCAAAGTGCTGTTGGTAATCGTCAACAATTAGCTTTAGCTCGTGGTCAGTGGCAAGCAAATACTATTAACTCTCAGACTGCTGCTGAGTTAAATTATCAAAGTGACTTGTCTAATGCAGCTGCT